GGATAGCCTAAAGACTCAGGCTTTAATTGAGTGTAAAACAGCATTAAGTTCTACTACAACTAAGCTTGAAACCTTAGATGCTATGGGAGCTATTAAATCAACAGTTAAATAAAAAGGCAATGAAATCTATTCTTTTGATATTTGGTTTTTTAACAGTTACAGCAACTACTATAAATGTTACAGCTAAAAAGGAAGATAAGGCAGTGACTGAAGATAAGGAGTTCGAGCAATTTATGACTGAGTTTAATAGCACTATGACTAAGAACAAAGCTGTTCAAGTTAAAGCTGATCAGGCTAAAGAAGCTATAGTAACTTCTACCGTTAGCAAGTTTGCTGAGATAAAGCAAGAGATAACAACACTAAAAACCGAACTAAATGAAGTTAAAGCAACTTTGGATAGTGTTAGCAATGATACTGCTGTCAGTTTCAAGCTACTCCCAATATCCCACTACAAAAAAGATTAAGGGTGATTCTGTTGTTATAATGACCATTGGTCAGGCAGATACCATCAACAAATTATATAAGTCCTATAACGATACAATAATCGCTTATAAGGACTCGTTATCACTTAAAAACAATTTATATGTTACAACAAATAGTAAACTACGCAGTAAAGAAGATTCAGTCAATATTTACAGATTTCATATCCAAAATATTAAATCTAGTACAGGAATTGATCCAGAGTTTAAAGAAAAGTTTGAACAAGAACAAGGTATAAATAGATTATGGACTTTGCTTTTGTTTGTAGCATTAGCATTAATAAAAATTAAATAATATGAAACAGTTTTTCCAAGAAGATAATGGTAGATTTAGTATGAAGCGTTTATGTGGGTTGTTATGCGTTTTAGCATTATGTATTACTATGTACCATAACCAATTTAGTGAACAACATTTTGCCCCAAGTTCAATTCTTGTAGAATCAGTAGCTTTGTTAGCATTCGGTTGCTTAGGTTTAACCTCAGTAGAGAAAATATTTAAGAAAGATGCCTAAGAACGAAAAGATAATTTTAACACTTGGCTTCCTATTATGGTTGCTAGGATTAGCATATTTTGTAAATCAAATAATTTAGTATGAAGCTTACCGCCCATTTTTCACTTATAGAGTTTACTCGTAGTGAATCAGCAAAAAGACATGGAGTATCTAACGAGCCAACTCCTGAACACATTGAAAACATTAAAGTACTATGTGAAAAAGTATTAGAACCAATCAGAATGAAGTTTGGTCCTATTACGCTATCTAGTGGTTACAGGTCAAAGATGCTAAATCACTTCATAGGTGGAGCATTAAAATCAGATCATAGTTTTGGTTGTGCGGCAGATATCGACCAAGATGGTTCAGGTAGTACATATACAAACAATGATATATTTCACTATATCAAAGACAATCTTAAGTTTAAGCAGTTAATAGCAGAGTTCCCAAAGGATGGTAAATTAGGATGGGTTCATGTAGCTTATGATGCTAATAATCTAAAGCAAGAAATATTGATTGCTAAAGATAAAACAGGCGGAAGAACTAACTATGTTACTTATAAGGGTAACGAGAAGTTAGTAAAATAGACCAAAACCAAAACCACATATAATGAGCAAGAAAAATGTCCTAGTAATAGGCGACACTCATGAACCATTCTGTCATCCTGGATATAAAGCTTTTTGCTATGAAGTAGCGAATAAGTTTCAATGTTCTGAGGTTGTACATATTGGAGATGAAGTTGACAATCATGCCATCAGTTATCACGAATCTAAGCCTGACGGACATGGAGCAGGTAGAGAAGCAGACTTAGCACAAGCTGCTATGTACAAATGGTACAAACAATTCCCTAACGTTAAAGTATGTATTGGTAACCACTCAGCTCTTCATAAAAGAAAGGCTCAAACAAGCGGTTTACCAGAACGTTTTATTAAGTCCTATGAACAAGCTTGGGATGCTCCTAAAGGCTGGAAATGGGCTTTAGAATGGGAAATAGATAGTGTTCTATACACTCATGGTACAGGGTCATCAGGACAAGCAGGTGCAATCAATAGAGCAAGAGATGCTCGTCAATCAACAGTAATAGGTCATATACATAGCTTTGGAGGTGTGCTTTATAGTTCATCTGATAAGGATATGATATTCGGCATGAATGTAGGCTGTGGTATCGATATTGATGCTTACGCTATGGAGTATTCACGACCTTTCCCCAAAAGACCCACATTAGGCTGTGGAGTTGTTCTAGATGGCGGAAGAGTTGCTATATTTGTTCCGATGCCTCTAGGCAGTAAGATTATTAGGTTACCTAGAAAGTAACTATAGTCTAGTAAATATAAAGAAAGTGTGTATTGCATTGTTAATCAATGGGGTATGCACTTTTTATTTCCATTAGAATTAAATCGTAAATTTGTATGAACAGAGAAGTAGACGTTAAGATTAACCAATTGATGAAAGAAAAGACTCACTTAGAAGCTAGGCTTGAGTTGATTGTTAGGGAATTACGACTTACTGTTTTAAAAAATAGTATCACAAATGTTAATGCACATCATACAACTGACCGAAGAGGAAGATGAAAGCTATGATTTCCAGGATAACTCTGAGGAATCAGATGCTTATATCAACATCTATCAGGTGGCGAGTGTAACGGCTGATGAAGAAAATAGTGATAGGTGTTTTGTATATATGTCTAATGAGGATTACTTCTATGTAAACGAATCAATGGATAGTTTTACAGCAAATTGACAAAGTTTTATGACACTAGAAATAGTCATAATTAAAATAGCTCTCATGTGTGGTGTGTGATTGTGTGTAGTTTTGGTTAACCCTCAGGTAAAATCTGGGGGTTTTTTATCGCTCATATAAAGTTTATTTATCGCTCATAAAAAGGTAGTAAAACTACTACTTTTTGACTTATGTTTTATTGATATAAGTCAATTTGATACATAAAAAAGACGCCACTAAGAATAGCAGCGTCTAACTATTAAACTACAAACAAAACATACTACTTTTTGTTATACTGATTAGCTCCGTAACCTATAGTTACTGCAACAGATATAACGTATAATGCTCTTTCATACCATTCCCACATTGTTGGGTTGTACTTATTGATGATAAAAGCGAATGGTAGATACAAACCTACTAATAAAAGTGATAAGTTGATTAAAATATCTTTATATATTTTCATGTCGATAGATTAAAATGGCAAACTTTTGCCACTTGGTTTATAATCACCTGCTTTAAATGTATCCATTTCACAATAGAAATCACTTTGTTCAGGTCTCTGGACCGAATGATACTTTTCTGAATGATCCGTAAGCTGATCTAAGTGTGAAACATCTTCCTAAGAAGTTCTCTTTTTGTGTTGCCATGATATTTGTTTTGGTTTATAAACTCTTTTTTAATTGCTCTTTTAATTTAGTAAGATATAGACTAAAGTCTAATGCCTCTTCTATAGCGTGTTCAATCCATTGTTCTGTTATTAGGTCGTTTCTGTCAAGGTCAGTTCCGTACTTTTCAAAACCAATCCTTGCTCTATCTTTTAAACGATTAATAACATTCTCAACGACTGAATCGTATTCATAGTTATTCTGCATATCCTTTGTATTTTCTTACTTGTTCTTTAAGTTGTGCTCTCCATTTGATATCTACTGTACCATCATTTAAGATGTCTTCTACTAACTTAATAGTTTCAGCAGTTACAAACTTGCTTTCCTTAGGAACTACAGTAACCTTAACTTCTTTCTTAGTAGTCTTAGTTACATTTTCTGCCTTGTTGTCTAATTCTAAATTTTCCATAATTGTTGTTTTTATCTACCTTGTCTTCGGTATTGTTTTACATTTTTGTCTTTAGGTCCGTTTCTTTTCTTTGCCTTACCCAACCTTCTCTTCCCAAAATTGACCTTTTTGGTCATCCCAGATGCTGATTTTGCTTTCGCCATTGTCTAAAAATATTGTTAAATTAATTGATCCGTCTGATACTTGTTGACATACAATAGATGTGCCACCGCACATACCTAAATGAGTTAAAAACTCTATTTGTGATACACTTAACCTATCACCTATAGCTTTAATCTCACAAGCAATGAATTGACCATAGTTCTTATGGTAACCTATAATGTCAGGTAAGCCTTTCTTGCCAATAAAAGACCTTCCCTTAACTGCTAGGTTATTATTCCTCCATACTTCATAACCTAAACTATCTAAATATTCTAGCATCATCTTGGTTAAGTCACTTGCTGTTTTGTATGTCATATAAACGAAATTACATCAATTAATCGAAACGTATCATCTCCACAGTTGGAACTTTTACATATCTTATGCCCTCAACTATCTTAGTTTTACCCCATTTAAAGTGTCTTCTTGCCTTTATTCTAAGCATTTCAGCTCGTATAAAGTAGATCCTATCTTTAAGGTCAAAGTTGATAGCAAAGAACTCTACTCTTGTGTCTGCTATACCACTAGGTTTACCATTATTCTCATATTCAAGCCACATATATTTTTGCTTTAGGGCTTTTGGCTGTTGGATAACGAGGATTTTTGTGTTCCTAGCAAATAATAACAATGCCTGGTAAGTGCCATCTTTAGCCTTAGCTTGTTCTATGTCGAACTTACGAGTATTCTTATAGTTCCTATTTAAGTCCACTTCTCTTTGGTAGTTTTAGTTTCTTAGCGTAAAAGTATAGTGTTCTTGTACCCATACCAATACCAACTGCTATATCATTTAAGTCATGAAACCTAGCAGTATCATACCATGCTCTAGTTATAATACGTTGCTTCATGTTCTCAATGTTAAGGTCTTCTCCTTGTACATATTCCACTTCAGGGAATTTTTGGTCGATTAGTGTGATGTTTTGTTCCATGTTATTTGTTTTGGTTATAGGTTTTGTTATAGTGCAGTTCTCCACTTGCTAATTTCCTATTAATTTCAAACGTTTCATCTAAATCGCAAGATTTATATCCAACTTCAAAAGCGGTAATTATCTGCTCTTTTTCTTTTTCTTTGGCAGCTAAGATTAATTTTTCAAACTCGTCTTTATGTACTACCCAACTATTCGTATTAATGGTTGGTTGTGCTTTCTTATAAAATAATATTTCAAATTCTTGCATTGCTGTTTTCATAGTTTATAGTTTATAGTCTTCAAATGTGGTTGTTTCTCCAATAAATCTAATAGGTATATTACCAGTCTTACCATGTCTGTTCTTTTCTACCTTAACAATAACTAGGTCATCAGGATGATATTCCTTACCACCAATCTCTACAGGCTCTTTCATTTCGTAATAGGATGGTCGCATGAGCATAATAACAATGTCAGCGTCTTGCTCAATACTACCTGACTCTCTAAGATCAGATAACATAGGTAACTTATCAGCTCTTTCTTCAACCTTTCTAGATAACTGAGATAAAGCAATGATTGGTACTTCCAACTCTTTGGCTAAGGCTTTAAGGCTTCTGCTTATAAAACTTACTTCCTGCTCTCGGTTTTGGTTTTGTTTGCCTTGTCCACTCATAAGCTGAAGATAGTCTAGGAATATTACCTTAATACCATACTTCTGCTTAAGAATAGTAGCCTTAGCTCTGAGTTGTGAGATACTGATTCCTCCTGTATCTTCTATGTAGATGGGTGCTGTGATTATCTTGTCATCTGTCTTTAAAAGTAGCTTACGTTCATAGTCATTCAAATTATTCGTTCTAAGGCGTTTTAAGGGCACTTGACTCGTTATTGACTCTAACCTTTCAACAAGCTGTTCGGAGCTCATTTCGAGGCTAAAAATAGCCGTAGGAACGCTATTTAGGATAGCTAAGTGATAAACACTTGAAAGCATCATTGCTGTCTTACCTGCTCCTGGTCTTGCAGCTATGATACATAGATCAGGTTTACACCATCCTGCTATGGTTTGGTTAAGTTCTTGGAATCCAGTATTAAATCCTAAAAGTTCACCATTACTTGCTAAGTCCCTAGCAAAGTTGATAGCCATAACTACGTCAGTTATGCTTTTTTCGTATAGATTACCATATTCTAGTAAACCTATAAGTTGACTATTTAGGTCAGAAAGTAAATCTATAGCTTGACTATCGTTGTCTAAACAACTATTTTCAGCTATTCTAAGCACTTTATAGGCTTCACGCTTCTTGTACATCTCAATAACAATCTCGATATGGGTGTTTATGTGGGCTGTTGATGTTACATTATCAGTTAACTTTGATAGGTAAAAAGCTCCACCAACATCTTGTATGTCCTTATCTTGGGAAAGTTTTTGAGCTACAGTTGTTAGGTCTATAGATATGTTACTATCATACATTTCCTTAATAGCGTTGAAGATTTTTTGGTGCTTTAGATCGTAGAATATGTCAGTTTTTAGATGACCTATAACCAATGGTATAGTCCTTTTGTCTAAAAGTAATGAACCAAGTATGTTAGATTCAATATCTAAAGCTTTTGGTAGGTTTATAGCTATCATAATGTTTTTAATCTGTTTTTAATAATCTTTATATAATTTTCATCAATTTCATAACCTATATAACTATAACCTAATTCTTTTGCAACCTTTAATGTCGTACCGCTTCCTGCAAATGGGTCAATTATTAGTTCATCATTTTTAGCAGTTGTTAGTATGATTCTTTTGATAATTTCTTCTGGTATTTGACATGGATGTTCAGTTTTTTGTTTGCTAGTATTTTTTACTTGCTGAACTTCCCACCAATCATATAATTTAGCACCGTTTTTACCAGTTCTGTTTATATATGATTTTATTCTTTTATCATTAGGGTTTTTAAAAGGTTGTAATACTTTGGTAAAATCAGGTTTACAACCCCACCAACTTATAGTTCTACTTTGCTTACTATACATTTTAACAATTCTATATATTCATCTAATTTTAAATTATCCTTATAACTAGAATATCTATAGCTCTGATTATATGGAGGATCAGTTATTGTTAATCCTTTAGGGTAATCGTATTTTCTAAAATCATCATTTAAAATCATTATTTAAGTTTTATTTGTGTAGTTATTTTGTTTGTAGGTACATTAGTAGTATTAAATTTGGAACTATTCCTTTTCCAAGTTCTTACAGTAGCCTTCCAATCTTTCATTATCCCTGAGTTAAGTTTCCATCCTCTAGCTTCGTAGTGATCACAGAAATATTCACCATCTAAAACAAAGTCTATTTCTTTAGCATAACTACTAACCTCTAAAGGCTGTGGCTTTATAAATGTCTTATTATTGTTAATTGTATTGTTGGGTAAAGATTCTTTACCATCTGAGGTAAACTTTTTTGACCCCTTAGGTAAACTTTCTTTACCAACGGTAAAGTGGTCATCTGCAATACCAAAACTTCTATAGTCATCTATAGCATCCTTAAATGTACCTGCACATCTAAGATGGTTTGTCTTCTCATGCTTAGTTACTAATCCCTTTAAAATAAGACCCTTGATAATGTTTAAAATAGATTGCTTTGACAAGTCTAAATCATCTGCCATTGTTTCCCTACTCATATAACACCAATGAGAATCGTTGTTTTGCATACGCAGTATAGTATCTAATACACAGTACTCGTTACAAGATAAATGAAAAGCCTTCCTAACTGGATGGATAATCGTTGTATAAAATTGAGCCATAAAAATAAAAAAAGTCCTTGTATTCCTTGCTGCATGAGCTAAAGATTTAAACAATACTTCACTTTTATCGTCAACATAAATCATCCTCACTGGTACTGAGTTCTCTAATCCTGCAATCTCCATCATATCTTCTTGAATTTACTAATTATGCTTAATGTTACAAATAGCAATATTGCTAGTGGTATTGATATTACTATAAACTTTACTAACTCGTATAAAAATATTATCGCTTGTTTCATGTTTGTAGTTTAAAATAACCACCCCAAGTTTCACTAATTACTATCAGGTTATTAATATTTTATCATGAGGTGGTTAAGATTTTTATTTCTTTAAGTTAATCTTAAAGGTTGTAGTGCTAATTCTAGGTGCTGGATGTACCATTTCGCCCGATTCAGGATCAACCATAGAGGTTGGTAGTGTTCTAAGCATCTTTTCCCTTTCCTTTATGGCAAACTTCATAGACTCTAATTGGTCATTCATCTTGCTCCAAGTATAGTCTTGGTCATAGATATACTTAACACCTGATTCAAACTTAGCCATTTCGCTTCCTAAGACCTCAGCCTTGCCTCCAGGATACTTACTAAGCTCATCTAATACTAACTCTTTTAAATCGGCTCTAATGCCTTCTAAGAGCTGTACTACAGCCTCAGACTTAACGAGTAGCTCTAAAGGTGATTCACCAGTCTGTGTAAAGTGATCTACTATCTGCGACTTGATTAACTCAATAGCAAATTTGTTAGGCTCAATAGAAGCAAGTTCTACTTTGGGTAATAATGTTAAATTCATATTATTTTAGATTTTCTTTTTTCATTTTTAATACCTTCATCAATGTTTCATCAGAATCAAATGATTGCTTGAAAGTAAAGTATATATCAGTTAATTGCTTAACCTTAGTACACTTAGCTACTTCCATCATGATTTCTTCTCTTGTAGGCTCTTCTTCTAAGATTTCAGCTACAACTGTTTGTACTGGCTTAGAGGTTTTTTTCGGCTCTTCATGAACAAAATCCATCTCTTCAGCAGGTGTCGCCTCGAATCCAGCAGCCTTCATCAACCATGCTAACTGATTACGGAATGCCTTACCTACTGCTCTAGTCTGTGCCATAGATAAGATTGCATACTCATCAAAGAATTTTTTGCTACCCTCTTTGTTTGAGCATATTGCTATGCCTACTGATACCAACTTATTGTCTTGGTATGATCTAACCTCGCAAGTAGCCATATACTTAATCTCTTTTTCACTTGATAAGTCTTGTACGCTTGTAATGATAGGGAATAAGCCTAATGAAGCTCCTGCCATCTGCCAGGCTTCTACGTTACAATAGTCCTTACCCTTGATGTTAGATACTAAGTGTGCATCCTTTACAAAGCGTTTAAGCTCGTTAGATAAGGATAGCATAGAGTCCTTGTTGACCATTTGGTAACTAGGAGCTTGAATTTGATTGTTAGTTGTTTGCAATTCCATTTGTTAATTGATTTGATTGTGTAAAAAAAGTTGCTTGTTTGATTGGGTATTGTTCCCACATTTTAACTATTGCCTCCATAGTTTCAAAACTAGATTGACTGTAGTTCATGTTGTGGATAATCTTAGCGACAAAGATTTTTTTGTCTACTTCGTTCATGTGTGCGAATGTTGATAGCATTTTGTTTGTTTTAATAGTTATCTGAATATAATTTAGGAATCTTTATTTTGCTTCTTACTGTCTGATATTGCTCCATATAGTAAGGTACTACCTCTATATCGTTTACAAAGGTGTTAATGCCATGTAAAACTGTAGTCCTATCCTTGTTAAAATAAGGAGCTATCTGAGCGGCTTTTTGTTTATAGTGAACATGAAGGATATAAAAGCACATATTACGAGCAAGTACCTGAGGTCTATATCTACCTTTTTTAGTAATCACTTTTTCAGGTAAATTAGTGACAATAGATATTTGCTTTACTATGTTATTGACTATATCCTGGTCCACATTGTGTATCTTTCTTTTAAATAGATTTTGTCTTGGAGTTCTATATTTCGCTGTAATCATTGATTTGTGTTTTTAATAGTTCGAGTTTTTTGTTATAGAATGTTTTGATTAACTCGGTCATCTCATAATCATTGTTCTTAAGTCTTGTTTCAATAACATAACGACTATAGCCTGTTATCTCCATAATCTTCTTCATGTCGCCATACTTAAATAGGCTTTTGTAGTCTGTGATCTCTTGCATTTGTTTATTTAGTTTTAAAGTGATTGATATGTCTGTCTATTCCTTGAACTGCTGCATCTAAAGAAGCGTAATAACTTGCTCTCCAGTAATACCATTTGCCATGTAGGATTTGATTATCCCAAGTAATATACATCCCTTTGTAGGTGTATTGTTTTGACATTCTTCCGTTACTGTTTACATAGGTAAACTCTTCTTTGATACCTTTTTTCTTTTGTTCTAGGGTTAGTTTCAACATTGGTTTTGGGTTTTTTATTCCTCTTGTGAGGGTTTTTGATAAGTTTTTGTTTCTAGGACTTCTGTTAATCTAAGTGGCATACCTTGACTAAGCTTCATAAATAAATCATAAGCCTTATCCTTATTGATATTTATAGATCCGCTAACTAAGATACCGTCTTGCTTTGTATAGTACAATGTACTGTTTAAAACTAGGTCTGTTTCTTCTACAAATTCGAATTTCATGTTTGTTTGTTTTTTATGTGTTTTAATATTTTTATCTTCCTTGCCAGTTATTAGGTGTTCCAGTTATACCACCTTCGGTATTATTGTTATTAAATGTTTGATCATCTGATGGCTCTTCTTCTTCATCTTCCCAATCGCAATGTTCTAAGCAGTCAGGACAGATTCCTAGTTCAGGCATTGTGGTATGTGCTCCACAGCAAGTTGAGTATGACATTATTTATTAAGTTTTTGGTGTCTTGTAAAATAGGTTTTTGGATCACCAATCTTAACCTGGCTCATATTCCTTTCATATTCCAAAGGATGTATGCAAGTTTTTGTCTGATGATTGTAATAGGCTTGTTCGCCTTTGTCGATGATTGTGCCAGTAATACCGCACTTCATCTGATAACTGAGTGTGATTAATTCGTGCATGAGTTTTTTGTTTTGGTTGTGTTAAGCGTAAAATTAGTAATTGTTTTTATATTTTACAACATTTATTCTTAAAAATTTGTGAAAATTTATAAATCTTTTGTCCATTGTGTAGCCATAGCTCGTGCAATACCTTCAAATGTTTTAGATCTTAAAGTTCTACGTTCAGCAGGAGATTTTGCAGTTGCTAAGGCATCAGCATACCATTTAGGGTGAGATTTACCACTCTTAAAAACAGTCCTTTCACCTTTACCAACAATATTTGTAGGCTCTAGCTTTGGTAGATTTTTAAGCCATAGACAAGTTGTTTTTGTAGCTTCATCACCAAACATATATGGCTGAATAATCTGATCAGGTTTACGGATTTTTGTTGATATAACCGAAACAGGGTTCTCAATAGCTATTCTAGGAATAGGTGCATCCATAAGTTTTTGGACAAAATCTAAAGCTATAGCTTGGTTTTTATACCTTTCTAGGTTAGGTGATCCATCCTTATTATAGAGATGTCTTGCACCACTAACAGATAAAAAAGTGCAAGGAGGATGTGCAATCATTAAATCCCATCCTTTGTTAATCACTTTAAACACATCTTCCTGGAAATGCCATTCAGGATGACCACCACTACAAGGTAATATGTCACATGAATAAGCTTCATGACCAAGTTCACGAAGGATTTTTGTTACTGATTGGCTTTCTTCACAAGCCACGAGGATTTTTGCCATATGGTTTAAGGGTTTTTTGCGAGTTTTTTGGATGGGGTTTTTGTGGGATTTTTAGGGGGTTTTTGCTTATGCAACTAAAAAGCAGTTGCAATAGCATAAAATGGGTAATAATTGGCATATCTTACCTATTTGGTAAAAATACCATTTAAAGCCTATTTTAAGCCTCAAATTTGCCTTTTCTTTTTATTTGCTTATTATAGATCATAAAAAAATTAAATAGCCTGGAAATGGTTTATTTTGTTAAATAATCATTCCACGCTTGTGACTTTCCGATATTTTCTTCCCATTCAATATCCGAGATTATGTCTTCGATTTCCTCTTCGCTTATAACTTCGCCCCTTCCATTTAGGTAATTAATTGTGCAAAAGATAGAATCCCCAACATATAAAACGAGGTCATTTGTATGCTCGTTTACTTGGTAGCTGTCAATTTTAAAGCTCATTGTCTTTATTTTTGGTTTATATGGGTAAGCGGGGGAACTTACGCCATTTCGGGGAATCTTACCCCTCATCAGTAAACCCTAAACAAGTTCTAATCGGTAGCCTATGCTTTGTAGTTCATTAAATAAATCTAAGTACTCAAGCATTGTGGCTTCTCTACATTCTTTTGCGTAGTTTGGATGGCATGCCGAATGCTGTCCAATGTGAGAATAACAAGTTTTTGTATTGTCGCACCATACCTCTTCAGGGAAATAAGCCATTAAATCTTGGTTTCCTTCATGGTATAAAAATTTTACTTTTGTTGTCATTTGTAGTATTTTAAAATTGTATTGTTTTGATTGCTTCATCAAATCCACCATTAAAGTCATTTTGTCTAATTCCTTTTAGCATAAATGCGTCCAATATGTCATTAATGATATTTTTAGGGATATTTACCACATCAATAACAATAAAAGAAAAAGCTTTTCTTGGGTGCATTTGAAATGTGATTTTACTTTCTTTGTCTTTTGTTTGATATGTGAAAATAGTTTCTTCTTTTTCGTTCTTTTGTCTTGATGCTAAAATCATTTCATTGTTAAACTCTTCTATCTCATCAAAAAAGATGCTTGGACATTCAAACTTAGTGCCGTCATCATCCCAAGTTCCTGTGTAGTATCCTTCGCCATTATAAAAGCTGTCCTTTTTTATTGTGGCTTTTCTGCCTTCGGTTAGTTTATACCATTCTGAAGGTCTTGCAACAAATGCTTTTTTAATTGTCTTTTTCATTGTGTTTGTTTTGTAGTTTATTAATTGAAATCTATTTCATCAAATTGAGTAAACTCGGAAGGATTCTCGACAACATATTCTGCAATCACTTCCACTAATTCGCAAAGGTTATCAATTCCCATATATTGAAAAGATTCAAGGTTTCCGTATCCGTTAAACGTTACCCAATTATCCATATATCGATAATCTCCGTAAGTAATAGCCCTTGCTAAATCTGCTTTAGTATTAAAAGACTCATCTAAAAAATCATCATCATTTGAATAAATCATCGAGTCCATTGCGTTGATAGCTTCGCAGTATTCGTTGTTCAGTTGGACTAACTCTTCGCAGTCCATGTTGTTAATAACATCGATTACTTGTTCTTTTGTTGTTGTTGTTTGTGTCATTGTGTTAAGTTTAAAAGGGTTATTTGTTTGTGATTTCTTGCCAAATTGTTTTTGCTAATGTGTAAAGTAAGATACCGCCAATAAATAAGGCGATAAATTCAAATAGGCTAACTGTTTGCATCGTCATTAATTAAAAGGTGAATTAATAATCTACCCACGTTTGCCATGAATAGAGTGAATAAAACCAACTGAAATACTAAAAGAATGTTTGAAAGTGTTTGCATTGTTTTGTGTTTTGTTTGTTATTAATAGGATATAAAGGTAAGGGAATAATTAATACAATGTGTAAAAATCTTTAAATAATTATAAATTTATTTTTAACCTGGTTTATCCTGGTAGGATATAATTATCCATTATTATATTATCCATTGTTTAATTAATAATTTAATACTTATATTATATAAGTAGTATTATAATA